AGGATCCGGGCAGATAGTTTATACAATCGGGAATGATCATACAACGCAGTATCACTTGTGCATGACAAACATAAACACGCTATCTAGTAGTGATGAGGTGTTTAACTCGCTGAGGGTAGACCTAAAATCAGACACAGATACTTTCGTCGTTCAAGAAAATTCAGACTCTATCTCACTTTATGGGGTTTATGCCAAAGATGTTACTCTAAATACGACAGATGAAACAGAGCTCACCAGGTGGTCAAACTTAGTCTTCAACCAATCCCCTACAGACTTAGTGCAAAACATAGAAACACTTACCCTAGACAGACTAGGCAACTTGACAGAGGCAGCTTTCCTATTACCCGGTGAGCTAATCGGAGTGGACTTCTCTCAAGACATACTAGAGATTTTGGATTACTACACCATTACAAAGGTGAGTCATTATCTTGACTCAGACAATTGGTTAACTACACTAGACCTATGGAAAGAGGCATAGCATGACCTATAAAGTATTCGCAAACGGCAACCCACTGCAAGCCAGTGAGATAAACCTAAACCTAATGCAGCAGGCTATCGCTGTCTTCACAGATGCAACTGCTCGAGAAGCTGCTATCGCTGTTCCCGTAAACGGACAGTTTGCTTACCTGACTGGGACTAGCAACCTAACCAAGTACACCGGGGCAGCCTGGGAGAACGCAATAGACATTCCAGACACAAGTGCGACAGTGAGCGAGCAATCAACTTCTAGGGCTATTACCGCCTCGGATTCCAACGCTTTTATCTACGCAACTGGGACAATTACTATTACTGTAGATGATGAACTAGCAATAGGTGAAAGTGTAAATTTTATCCAGAACACAGCAGGCGCGATTACATTCGCAGCAGGCGCAGGAGTAACCCTTAATTCTAAAGAGGGTCTTCTAAACACTAACGGTCAGTTCACAGGGGCAAGCCTTACTAAGAAAGCAACTAACAGTTATTACCTAATTGGCGATCTAGCATGAGCCTAATTAGATTAGGATTTTGGGCTGCTAGTGGCGCAGGCGCAGGGGTTAGTTATTGGCTTGCCACCCTTGGGGGTTCGGGTAGCGACGAAGGATATTCAGTAGCCTTAGATTCATCGGGGAACTCCTACGCTTTTGGATTTACGGATTCAACCGGCGCAGGGGACAGGGATTTCTTATTAGCTAAACATGATTCCGCAGGGACTATCCAATGGCAACGTATTTTAGGTGGGGCTGCTAGGGATTGGGGCAGGTCAGTAGCAATTGATTCATCAGATAACATTTATGTTTTTGGTTATACAAGCTCAGCAGGCGCAGGTTCCAGCGACTTCTTACTAGCTAAATACAACTCATCGGGAACTATCCAATGGCAACGTATATTGGGCGGGGGTTCAGCCGAAACAGGATATGCAGTAGCAATTGATTCGTCCGATAACATTTATGTAGTCGGAGAAACTGGCTCAGCAGGCGCAGGTTCCAGCGACTTCTTGATTGCAAAATACAACAGCTCCGGCACTATTCAATGGCAAAGAGTTTTGGGCGGTACTAGCGGTGACGCGGGATATGCAGTAGCAATTGATTCGTCCGATAACATTTATGTAGTCGGAGAAACTGGCTCAGCAGGCGCAGGTGATGATGACTTCTTGATTGCTAAATACAACTCATCGGGAACTATCCAATGGCAAAGAGTTTTGGGTGGAAGCGGTAATGATAAATGCTTTTCGGCAGCGATTGACTCATCAGACAATCTTTACGTGTTTGGCTACACGGCTTCAACAGGTGCTGGCAGTAATGATTTCTTGTTAGCTAAATACAACTCAAGCGGCACTATTCAGTGGCAGCGGGTGTTGGGTGGAAGCAGTAATGAGAACGCAAATTCTATAACCATTGACTCATCAGGTAACATTTATGTTTGTGGTTTTACTCTTTCGGCAGGTGAAGGCAGCCTAGATTTCTTGATTGCAAAATACAACAGCTCAGGCACTATTCAGTGGCAGCGGGTGTTGGGTGGAACAGGTGACGACCGCGGCAATTCAATCGGAATTGATTCGTCAGATAACATTTATGTTCTAGGACAAACAGCTTCAACAGGCTCAGGAAGTGATGATTTCTTGATTGCAAAATTGCCAAATGACGGCTCACTTACAGGGACTTATGTACTCGACGGCGTGGACATTGTTTATTCAGCATCAACCCTCACTGGAGCAACCAGCACACTAACAGCCGCGACTTCATCATTGACAGCAGCGGCTTCATCATTGACAGGGGCGACCAGCACACTCACAGCGGCAGATGTAACTCTCACTTCTTACCTTGTAGAACTCTAGAAAGGCAATAATGCTATACATAAATGCAGAAAACGAATACCCTCGACACATAGGAGACGTGCAACTAGCTAAGCCCGGCTTCAAGGCCGGCGACACTCTGCCGACAGGCTGGCTCAAGGTAGAGGAAACAACCAGGCCAATACCCGGCAAGGATAAATTATCTCTAGAGGGCTTCCCGGTTGAGACAGACGGTGTTATGAAACAAAGTTGGGTAGTTCGCAAAATGACAGCAGACGAACTGGCACGCAGAGATGCTCCAGCTAACGCCAGGGCGAAACTAATCGAGCTAGGGCTAACAGAGCTAGAAGTAAACGCACTAGTTGCCGGCTTAGTTCGCTAGCTAATGTCAGAGCAGATCCCCAGAAGTAGCACTCAGCAGCAGCTATTACTAAAGCTAATAGGTGACGTAGCAGAGATAAAGGCCGGCTTCAAGATGCTGCAAGATCATGAAGACAGGATCCGGGAGCTTGAGAAGGCACGCTGGCAAACAGCCTGGATTACTGCTTTCGCTTCTGCCGCTCTAACTGCTTTCGCTGTAGTAGTTGTATCGGGGTTAATTGCATGAGATACCCATTACCTAAGCCTTCTATAACTTCACGCTACGGTTCCAGGCTGCGCCGCAAGAACCCTCACAGGGGCCTAGATTTTGGAGCGAGAAAAGGCACTTGGATAACGGCTCCGGAGACAGGCACTATCGTGATCAACACTTGGAGCGACTGCTTAGGTTGGTGTCTAGTTCTACGCTTCTGGCATGAGGGTAAAAACAAACCTATGTATCTAGGGTTCGCTCACTTGAAGGTAAAGAGCAAGCATAGGCCAGGTACTAAGATCTGGGAAGGCAACAAGTGGTTCTCAGCAGTTGGTGGAACTGGGAATTGCGCACGCGGAAGCCATTTACACCTAACCTACGGCGATACGCCTAGACACATATTCAAAGGGCGAACATTCGACCCTGAAGCCCTACTAGAAAGGTACGCAAAATGAAGTTCACACCTCAGATCCGTAAGGCAATCTACGCCGCTGTAGCAGGGCTTGTACCGTTGCTAGTGATCGCCGGGCTAGTGACAGGTGAGCAGTCTCAGCAGATCCTATCCAGCGTGGCAGCAGCCCTAGCTTTCTTTGCTTCTGTCATGGCAGTAAAGAACACCGGGGATAACAACCCTCAAGGTGATTTTGAAGATGAAGATTTCGAAGACGTGACAGAAGGCGTAGAGCGCCCTCACATTCCCGGTGTATAAAAGTGGACAGACTTCCATAAAAACATGGAATGTAACCATAACGACACAAGCGCCTTAGTAACGATAATGTTACAAATGTTAGTAAGACAACGAATAACTAACGTTAGTAATGTAAACAATAACTAGCATTAGTAACGAAATGCCCTCTAACGTCAAGCAAGCTAGACAGTTTGCGACAAACGGCATACGATTTTCACCCTCACTGGACTACCTATTTGTCTTACCATGGGGCTATGCTCAAAACATGATCACAGTAAACAGGACAATCGCTAAACTAGGCGGCACACTAATAGGCACACACCCCGCAGGCTCGGAAGGCTGGCACTCTCAGAGAGCGCACGCTATCGGCGGCAGCGACATAGCTCCGATAATGAATAAATCCCCTTGGACTAGTGCAGTGTTTCTATGGGCGCAGAAGTCAGGCAAGCTACTTCCTCAAGAGGGAACTATGGCTATGAAACTAGGCAACTACTTCGAGCCTGCAATAGCCAGGCTGTTCGGAGATATGCACCCTCACCTAACGCTACACACAGCGGACTATACCTACGAATCTCAAATCAACCCGGCGTTTCACGCTAACCCAGATGGCGTTATAGAAGACGAAGACGGCAAACTTTCTATCCTAGAGATCAAATTCTCACGCAATCGTATGCCTGAATTACCGGAGCATTACCGCTTGCAGGTTCTTTGGTACATGATCGTGACAGGCTTACACAACCCTGCTGTTCTCTGCGCGGTGGCAGGAGGCGAATACAGAGAGTTTACTATCGAGTATGACCAGACAGAAGCAGAGCAGCTTATGAGGGCGGCAGAGGGCTTCCTAGAGGCTGTGAAGACAGGTGTAGAACCAACACTAGACGGCAGCCAGTCTACCTATGAGGCAGTTAGAACACTCCAC